ACTTAGCATCTAAATTTATTGTCTTAGCCACGAAATCACCACAAATTAGTGTGCAGCTTGCAGAATTTGCAATATGTAATTTATTACTTGCAGTTTCATTATAACCTGCACAAGTACCTATAAATGTACTACCGCTACCAGTAATATTACTAAAACCAGCACGATATCCAACGGCTGCATTATTATTACCTATTGTATTTTTTGGTAATGTTTGATTTCCATAAACAGTGTTGAAACAACCCGTTGTGTTAGCACTTAATACTTGATAACCACTAGCTATGTTATGGCAACCATAAGTATTAGCACTTAATGCTCGATAACCAATTGCAATATTAAATTGACCATTACAAGTTGCATTAACACATTTATTATTATAAAGTGCTTGATAACCAATTGCAATAAGGTTTGATGCCGTTGTGTTGCAATATAATGAATAATTACCTAATGAAATATTATTACTTGCTGTTCTGATACAGTATTGTGTGCCAACGCCAATTCCAATATTATTTGAATTGGCAGTGTTTGAATAACCATATAGTGCGCAATTACCTAAAGCAATATTATTCGAACCACCAAAATTAAGTCTTAATGTACATATACCTAAAGCAATATTATTTAAACCACCTCTAATATCACATAATGAAGACTCTCCAATACCAATATTATTACAACCTGAAGTAAGTAAACTTAATGAATTATTTCCAAAACTTATATTATTAATTCCAGTATTAAGTGAAACTGAAGAACATAACCCTAAAGCAATATTATTGCAACCACTATTAAGAGTACGCATAGCACATCTACCAATAGCAATATTATTTAAACCCCTACAATTGGAATATAGCGTACATGTACCAATTCCAATATTATTTCCAATACTCCCTATGGCAAGACCTGGATTAGCACCGCCAAATAATGAACTATCGCCAATTGCAATATTGTCGCTAGAATGACAGTTCCAGTTATTTGTTTGATAGCCAATTCCAATATTTCTACAAGCAGTGATATTACTCAGAAGTGCACGATAACCTATTGCAATATTTGTATTACCACTAATGTTAGCACTAAGTGTCGATATACCCATAGCGATATTCTGACTGCCAATAGTATTATATCTTAATGATTGTAAACCAAAACTAAAGTTACCCTGACCTGTTGTATTACACATTAATGCGCAACTACCAATTCCAATATTACAACCACCACTCTGAGTGTTTTGCATTACATTGTAACCAATCCCAATATTATCTCCACCAGAAGTTTTACATAGTGCTTGAGCACCAATTGCGATGCTACAACCATTATTATTAGCACATAATGCTCGATAACCAATTCCAATATTATGACTTGTAGTAACTGCACTTAATGCCTCATGACCAATTGCAATATTACAACCAGCAGTAAACTGACAATAAAGAGTTCTATGACCAATTGCAATACTATGACACCCACGACAACTATAAAAAAGACTTTCACTACCGATTCCAATGTTAAATTGACCATTACAAGTTGCATTAACACATTTATTATTATGAAGTGCACGATAACCTATTGCAATAAGGTTTGATGCCGTTGTGTTATTATAAAGTGCTTGATAACCTATACCAATATTATTGGTCCCCCCACTAATACAATATTGTGCTTGATAACCTATACCAATATTGTTACTGTGACTAATACCTGGCTTTCCAACTAGTGCTTGATAACCACTTGCGATATTATTACAACCAGTAGTGTTATTAACCAATGACTGATAGCCACCTGCAATATTATTACTACCTTTAGTATTTGCACTTAGTGCTTGATAACCAATTCCAATATTTCCTGTTCCACCACTTATATTATAAAGTACTTGATAACCTAATGCAATATTATTGCTATGTGAAATTCCACTCTTTCCAGCTAATCCCGAATTACCAAGTGCAATATTATTACTACCAATTTGATTTGAAAAAAGAGCACAACAGCCAATTCCAATGTTACCACTACCAGTAGTATTAGAAAAAAGTGGACTAAATCCTGCAGCAACATTATTACTACCTGAACTATTAGTAGAAAGTGGCGACCTACCAAATGCAACGTTATAACAACCAGTACTGTTAGTACTAAGTACTTGCCATCCAATTGCTGTATTATTAATACCGGTTGTATTTCTAAGAAGTGAGGATTCACCTATTGCAACATTATTACAACCAGATGTGTTACAACACATTGTCCTATTACCCACTGAAAAATTATTATAACCAGTAGTATTATTTAGTAATGATTGATAACCTATTGCGACATTATTACAACCAAAAGTATTTCCAGTTAATGCTTGATAACCAATTGCAGTGTTATAACAACCAATTGTATTAGCATATAAGCTTCTATAACCCAATGCAATATTATATTGACCATTATTAGTAGCATCTACACATTTGTTACTAAAAAGTGCTTGATAACCAATTGCAATAAGATTTGAAGCTGTGGTATTACAAGATAATGCCTTATACCCACTAGCTATATTATTACTACCAGTAGTATTAGCACTAAGTGCTTGATAACCACTAGCAATATTATTAGTACCTGTAGTTGTACAATTTAAAGTATTTTGACCAATAGCAATATTTGTTAAACTTTTAGGAGTGGCACTAAACATCGTCACCCCAGAGATTTGATATCCACAGGTTGTATTTAGTTTAGTCCCGCCACTTAAAGTCAGGGTATAGTTACCGGTAATATTAGTATTTTGAGTCAATGCTCCACCTAAAACAGCAGTAGTTCCGCTATTAATTAATGATAATCCATTAGTTGCACCAGTTAAGCTACCACTACCACCACTACCAGCTTTTACCCAACTGCTTGCAGATGTATAATTCAATGAATCACATAGCCAATATATGCCATTATTTGCGGGTGTTGGGTCTTCTCCAACAGTAACAACAGCACCATTATATAGCCATACACTACCGCTACCATTCCATGTGGAAGGTGTTGTTAGGTCTGCATATGTACCTACTAGCGTTTTAGCATCAAGAGGTGCTTTAGATAAAACCTCAAAATTTGCAGCAAAATTAAATGTACCTGTATTTCTTGACATATATTAAATTTTAGAATACTAATCTTATACACACTGAACTTCTATCGACTCCATTATAAGTATATTGACAATATCCAATCGAATTACCTTGAATGGTTTCACTTGAAGAACTTGCAGTCCATAGGGATAGTGATGACCCTGCAGACCCTCCTGGATATTCCCAACTACTCGAAACAGTATTCCATTGACAAACTCCCACCAATGGTCTATTTGTTGGTACACCTAGCCATGCACATGGAATTTCAAATTTTTGTTTATTTGGATTTGATTCGGTAACTAAATTCATACAAACATTATTTCCTGTTGTCATAGCGACTAGGGATTGTTTTGTTAATGTAGTGATATTTGAAGTTGTTCCAAATAATGGGTATACGCCAGTAATTGAACTACTTGCAGCACTCGTATTTCCGGATGCTAATGCTGCACAATACTGTGTTCCTTTACTACCCAGTGCAGGATTACCTGCATTATATCTCGTACATACTCCCCAAGATTGTGTACCTACCACCACAGAGTAACTTGGGTTAACATAAGTTGCTGGGGATAGCGAGCAAGTTTGATATCCACTTGGCATTCCAGTACCAGTAAAACAATATGCATTAGCACAACCACTTCGTTTATCACTGGTACTACAATATTGCGGATTAATGCAACCTCTATTAAATGTACCAGTAACTGTTTGAGAAAAGTTACAACCTATTTCAACCAAGCCGGAAATAGTTAACCCAATACCTACTGACGGTGCAGTTATTGTTCCACATAATTCAGGAACTAATAATTCTTCGAATAATTGAAATGCTGTCTTACCAGTTAAAACAGTACCCGCAGCTATTCCACCTAATGGAATAACTGAAGGAGATTGTAAATTATATGTACCGCCTGCAGACATACCACTTAAAGTTGCTAATGCAGCACCAAGTGTTCCAGAATTAACATCAACATTAAATGTATTTCCACTCCAGTATAATGAATTTCCAACAAGAGTTTGACCATCAACAGAAACAACATAATCCCCGCTACTTAAATTAACTGTAATTCCAGTTCCTCCAACAATATTAGTTGGTTCACTAAATTTTATAAATTGAAGCGGAGTTACATTTATTATTATAGGATTAGGGGTAATTAAAACCCAACGACTACCACCATTTACTAAACCATTTTCAGCAAATACGTATGTTCCTAACAATGCTTCACTACTTTCATCAAAATCTGTAGCTCTAATAAATTCAGAACTCCCACTTAAAACGTAAATACCATTTAACCTACCATCAATTTGATTTTTAACTAAAACTCTATCACCACTATTAATTAATATCGTATCGACATATGTACTCCCCGTTAAACCACTAAGTGAAATGTTTCCAACTGTAGCAGCTAATACTGGTTCATGAATTTTTAATCCGGAAACAACTAAATCGACATATGATTTATCAACAACTGAAAGGTCATTATAATTAGCATGTTGATTCGATGAATATGTCATTCTACCAATAGTCGTATTTCCGAGTAACGATAGTGTTTGCCCGGAAACTTGATTAAAACCTGCATTTGATAAGGTTTGATTCGTTCTAAATATTTTAGCCATTTTAATTTATAATATTAAATAAGTGCAGGTGCAAACCCAATTACATTCCAAGTCGTACCATTATATAAATAAGTCATTGAACCAGAATCAGTATTAATAACAGATGAAGATTGACCCCCAACTAGCGGTCCCACAACTGTAATATTTGAAGTAAATGCAGTATTACTCACATCCCCAACAACCACAGTCATACCAACTTTAGGTGCTGTAGGTAATACTACTAAACTACCACCATTAGCACCCACAAAATAATCGGAATTCGACATAGTATATGTTGGACCTGAAATACAAACATTTTTAATGAGTGGTCCACCCTCTGAAACACCAGATGATATTACATACCCAGCATATGGAAAGACCCAACCACTAGTGGTAGTATTCGCAATTAATACTGCTTTACTAATGAGATTAGCTGCAGTCGGTTCACTTAATGATAATGCACCTGCCACGCTTGTACTGAGAAAATACGTACAGTTATCAATTAAACCTGTGAATCCACTAAAATATCCTGATTGTGTAACGTCAAAACAATTATTATCAATGCATCTAGTAACAATTCCAATTACCTCACCATCATATGTACCATCAGCAATTGCCTTACTATATTGACCACCACCCCATCCAATTACATTTTTCACATCGAATCCATGTGAGGGTTGACACACTGTTTTTACAACTCTTTCACCACCAACTGTAAGTCTTTTATCAACATAATTTCTATCGACAAGCGAACACATACCAAACGTATTAGAATAATCTTCACTATATTCAAGACCCATTGGTATTACACGAATATCTTCAATTGTTGTTGTAGCACTGATAGTTCCACCCAATCTAACATTTTGACCAATTTTAGTTAAACCATTACTTGCAGTAACCAATTGATTACCACTATTTCCAGATACATAAACAAATGTATCATCACTACTAATAGTAACTAAATCAGGTGTTTTTGAAACAATTGACTTAAAATGAAGATTATTATGGTCTGCGTATGCAAGTGAAGTACCACCAATTGTTAATGTAGTACCAGTTGTTAGACTTCCAACAACAGCATTAATATCTACATTTGATAAACTATTATACGATACTCCATGAGTATATCCGGTTTCAACATGTGCTGTTGATGGTGGATAATATGCAATTCCAGTTTGAAATGTACCAATTTGATTTTCAATATTACCTGCAACAAATATCCACCCTAGAGTATTGCCACCACCGGTATATTCATTCCAAATCCATGACATGATTGTTCCGGAAGTTTTAACATAACCCCTTCTTGGAATCCCATCAGTTGGCGTACCAACTGTTATATATCCACTCGTATTTCTAAAATAATGATTATATAACGATACGTAATTACCACTATATGCTGCCGTTACAGTATGATTTATTGGTAGTGTTTGTATGCCAGTATATCCACTAAAAAATCCTAGATTTGTTGCACCGGTAATAAAATCACCGCTTGGAATAAGTGTATCGTATTTTTTTTCAATTAAATCAGTGTTTAAAATACCAGTTTTATACCAATATTCAGTACCTAAGATATTAACCGTTAATCCACTATATCTATATGAAGAAGGAATTCCTGAATTTACCGCAGCTATTGATGCCCAAGGTACAGTAATATTTAAATATTTACTATCAACAGGTTTACCTACATTAACTGCAAAATTATCATTAATAATTATCGCCATTTTATTCTGTTTTTATTTTATAATTTTATTAATATATATACATTGGTATGCCACTTGCTGTTCCTGTCGGACTACAACTTACATATACTTCGTAATTACAACCACTCCAGCAACCCTCTGCAGATATTATTGGAAGTGTACAGTGTGTTGCAAATAAATTACCGACACCACCAATACACCCGTTATTTGTTCCATTTACATACCAACAAGTCTTTGTACTAGCACAACTTGGCAGTGCAAACCATATATAATCACTTGCACTACTATTAAATGTTATTGGAACACAGCTCGCACTTACATTACCCACACATTTACAACCAAATACTCCACATCCACAATTAGCAACACATGTTGCATCAACAGTCCCAGAAGTACTTAATCCCCAATACCAAGGTAAAATACCTGTAATTGTAACCTGATTTGCAGTTGTTGCACCCGCAGGTAAGGCTGCACTAAACACACCTCCACTACTATTATATGCAGGAGTCGTACCACTAGCATATAATACACATCCCGACATACTATTATTCCCAAGATTAACCGTAAGTGTTGGGAATGAACAGGCAGAAATAACTCCAAAATATGGTGTTCCTAAATATGTAAAATTATAGCTAGTTGCAATACCACTTCTATATTGAGAAGCACCACAATATTGTGGAATTATTGAACCCCTATCAAACGCCAATAATCCTGCAACACCTATCTGACAACCAACTTCATAAGTAGTTGTTGGTGGTGCAATTGAGAAGAAACTTGAAGGAGGTGTAATTGCCGGATTTAATGTAGGAACTAAAATTTGTTCCAAAATACTTGATAATGATTGACCCGCTATTGATGTGCTTGCAACTAAACCACCAACAGTACATGTTGTTGGACTTGCACCACTGTATGACCCACCACCAGTTCCTGGAGCAGATTCTAACGTAATTTGACCATTACGATATGTTAATACATCTAAACTAGTTCCACCAGTTACGATGATTGGAATATATGTACTTCCATCATATATTGATAAACCAGCCACATTAGCAATTTGAGTTTGACCCGATAGTGTTAGTGTACTACCACTTAATTGTTTAAATTGTTCATTTGAAAGGTCTGGACGTGAAAAAAATGACATATGCTTTAATTATTTCTTTTATTTTATTTTTACCGTAGGGTTAACTTAATAACCGTCCAGTTAATTACCTAACCAACCCTTTGGGGGTTGGCTTGATTTATAATAAATACAAAAGTTTTGAATTAAAACCACTATAAAATAAAAAAACCCGTAAGAATTAACTTACAGGTTTTACATTTTAGAAGAAGTTCTATTATACATCAATTATGACACACAATAGAACTTCTTTATTCATTACTGACCGATGATTTTTATCAGGAATCCCGCCTAAGTTAACCAAGTTAACTTCTAGCTTCACACCATAAGAGAATTACTAAGTGTGTACCCTTGAGTCAATGTTCTCCCATCTACATCATCTACTCATTTTATCAGTAAATTTCATTTTTTTTGAAAAAACTCGCACTTCTGCAGAGAAAAACCATTCATAACCATTTATGCTTCAAGAGCATATTTCAAATGTTAGGTGATGCGTCCCATTTTTTTACTAAAAACTCTGGCATCATCAGCCGAAAACTATCACAGAGATACATTGCTTTCGCAAGAGGCTGTACTGTGCATATGCGTTACCTCAAGGTTTGTCTTACCACAGGGACACAAGAGGAATAAGTTTGTAGCGGGAGAGGGACTCGAACCCCCGACCTCCTGGTTATGAGCCAGGCGAGATGCCAACTTCTACCACCCCGCAATATATTTTAAAACGCCAGTCCTATGCGCCCTGTTCTAATGAGAAGGGGGACTGGCATGTTTTTTTCTAAAAAGATGTAATGAACGTTATTCAAGACTTTGCAAATATAATACATATTTTTAATTATACAAACATTTACAAATAAGTCTGGAAATATAAATACGTAAAAATTTAGTAAAAGTTACAGTTTTTTATAATTATTTTTATTTCTTAATTATAACTTCCTGACCAACACGCTTTTGCTTAAGCAAATCCATTATATTTTTATGTGTATTAAAGTTAGGTTTAGGATAATTAATCTCCGGAGTAACTTTATTTTCTTTTGGTTTTTCCTCTAAAATTTTATTTTCATCTGAAATTTTAGGTTGGGTTTCCACCGATTTTATGATATTATAAATGCGATTATCTATCGGAATTTCTATAATTTCTATAACTGGTGGACTACTTTCAACAATTATTATATTATTATCTGGATTAAATTGTCCTTTACTTGGAAGGTCTTCAATTTTTACTTCAACGACATTTACAATATTTGTTTCGGTATTACCAGATTCGCCATTCCAACCAATATCCGGCAATACAAGTTTTTCATCAACTACTTCTGTCGGTAAATCGGAATCAGATGTACTCTGAATTTCTTCAGTTTCATCAAGTACAAACATTTCACCACTAGCTTCCGTACTACTCGCTTCAATAATCTCATTTTCGACATAACTCGTAGTATTAGTGTCATGTATTCCAAGTAATTTATCTAATTCTTCGAGAGGCATTTCATGAATATTAGTATCGTTTTCAAATTCACTAGTAGTTGCATTAAATCCACTCATATCGAAAACCGATTTACTAATATTTTCTTCGGGCAAATTAGGTGGCATTGCCTCACTTATTTTACTATGGAATTCAATACTATTTAATTTATCATCGTCTTTAGCAAATTTATCCCGTCTTTCGTCATCATATTTCTTCTTACCCGGATAATCTTTAACACCGTATTTATCGTCTCTAATATCAATTTTCATTGTATCGTTATTAAAGATACAGTCATTAAATGTTTGACCATCTTGTGCAAACCTTGCTTTAATAATTCTAATATTTGCAAGTGATGCTTCTTTCTGCGATGGAGTTTTTGCAACACTCATAAAGAAATGTGCTTTTTGAACTCTCTTTATATTACCACCACTCTGATTGGCTTCTACATGTTCGGCATCAAAACCTGAACGATTACTTTGAATTGCTGACCAACAAGGTATATTAAAATCACCAGCCATTGCTTCGAATGATTTAATAATAACCAATTCGGCTTCATTTCTATCTTGTGTTTTCTTGTGAGAATCTAAACAATCTAGATAATCGAGTACTATAATATCAAATTTAAAGCTATGTTTTTTCTGATACCTTTTAATCCATGAAATAATATCTTTCATTGTGGTATCTTCTTGGCTAAATCTTTTAATAGTTAATCTACCCTTATTACCTAATGTTTTAACCTTCTCATTTATTTTTTCTCTAACACCATCCAAATCGTCATCCATTTTGCTCAATGCAGTTTTACTCCAAATAGCAAAATGTTTTCTCTTTATTTGTTCTTCAGTATCTTCAAAAATAATTTGTAATACATTTTTATCTTGTTCTCGTGCAGTATTTGCAATTACAGTAAGTAGGGTTGTTTTCCCAACACCGGATGGTGTAAGAATTATTCCAATTTCACCCTTACCTAATCCACCACCAGTTACAGCATCAAGAACCGTAACGCCCGTTGGTATAGTTTGTCTAAATTCTTTTCTTAGTACATTATCAACCCCTTCAGTTACGTCAGTACCATCATCCTCTTCATCACCAATAAGCGAGATTTTCTGAATCCTATCTTCAATAAGACCTAAAGAATTTTTACTTTTTATTTCCCCACTTTTCGTTTTTTCAATGATAAATTCACCTAGTTTACGATATTCTTGTTGTTTAACAAAAGTATTGGTAGATGCTTGAATTACATCCCCATTGTGCTGCATTTCTTTATTAAGAATTCTTTCATTCCACATTTCAATACGTTTGATTACGGAATACAAAGTTTCTTCCTCAATGGTATTGTTTGGTGATTTAAATTGTGCAATTGCCTGTAAAATACTTTGATTTTGAAGATTTGGTACTTTTCCAAACTCCTTAATATAGCTAAGGACAATAAGATATAATCTTTTTAAATTTGGGTCATCAAAATATTCAACAGATAAACTAGGGATAGCTTTTTCAGCAAATTCTGGTTCCACTAAAATTTGCCACATTAGATTCTGCTGAAATTCAGGACCTAAATATGACGTGAAGGTATTTTCGGTTATTTCGCTCATTAAAATATATGTTAAAATAAAGGTGATTACTAGTTATTGTAGAAAAATAACTAGAAACCACCTGATGACAATTATAAACTTAGTTTCTCCTAAGTTTCCTCAACATGTCTTCTCTTTTCGGAGTCGATAATTCCCTAATTTGATTAATTGAGAGTCCTCGCATGTTAATTAAATCGTAGTCATCCCACATATTTCTATAATCACTGCCTTTAATCTTATCATAGATTGAATCGGCAATTTCAATCACAGCGTCAAGAATATCTACCGACCATCTTGCAACGGGATTAAACCCATCAACATAAAAAACTCTTTCAACAATAGTATTATCGTTGATATAAAAACCAATTTTACATTCAACACCCCTAATTGTTTTTTCTTCAATCTGATTTACTATCGTTTCCGGATTGTATTTCATTGTTGACTTAACATCGCTTGGGTATGAATTTAAAATTCCTTGATAGTGATGATATAAATCATAACTCTTATCATTTCCACATTCGAGTACAATGTCATAATTTTTCTTTGACAAGACTTTCTGCAGCTTCGTTATTGAACGTGGTAAGATATCCCTAATATTAATGGAATACCTAGTAAACGGATTAAATTTATCTGCATCAAATGCTTTTTCACATAATAATACATTACCTTGATATAGGGTAAATCTAAATGTATTGTTATATTCTTTTTCGCTCATTGGGTTTTTTATTAAATTATTAATATTAGTACAAATATATATTTTAAAATTATAAGTTGAAAGGGTTTTTTAAAGATTTCCCTTATTTTTTCTCATGTATTCGGTAAGTAACTGTTTTTCATTCATTATGATGGTATAGAAGGGTTCAACATAATTAACAAAAGTACTTCCATATACAGTTAAAAATTGGTCTTCATTCATCATTCTGACTAAATTCTTACTTCCCCTGTTGTCCGGAGATAACGGGATTTCAAGCTGCAGTAGTTCTTCACGTGCTTGGTCATTTAGAAAAGGTTCTCTTAAATTCGTGAGTTGGTAATTAATTCTAAGTCTTTCAACATTAGCTAATAGATTTTCAAATATCTTTAATGGCTTCTGTTTATTAGCTTTTCGTTCTTCATTAATTTCTTCTGCTCTTTTACATATTTCCCTAACGGTTATTTTCTTAAATTGAATATCCGGAAAATATTTTATAAGTACAGTTTCTTTAATACCATCAATACCTTTTATATTGTCCGAAACATCACCACCGATTATTTTCATAATTAGTGCGTTTGCATAATGATATTTAAAATGAAAAAAATAATTACTTTTTGTGACTGGTTGTTCGATATTTCCGAACAATATTGTGATATTTAAATCCAGCAACTGTGAAAAGTCACGGTCATTGGTAAACAAATAAATTTCTTCTTTATTATTATATTGCATGCAATAAGCTGCAATAAGGTCATCTGCTTCAATTTCATCTATTTCTACTTGTCGTAAAAATAGTTCTTCGGCATATGCCTGTATTCTTTTCCTTTGTTTTAGTACGGATTCTTCTTTTTGCTGTTCTCTTCTGATTTCAGCCTCAGACAATTCGATTTTATGATGCCAATCCTTATTTTTTCGATTAGCTTTATATGCGGGGTCAATATTATAACGATATTTTCCACCGTTTTCACCATCCCACATAAGCACAACTTTATTAATCATATGTGCTTTTATCAATTTACGTACAGTTGTAAAAAATTGATACAACCCACCAATGTGCCCGAAGGCACTGGTGGATGTATCTTTTGCTCCATTAAATGAACGCTTTAAAAGATATGAACTGTCGACTAATAGAGTTCTAGTTTTCATTTATTATCCTTCAAGAAATTCAATTTCCTCTTCAATTGATGAACCATCATCCATTATTTTACTCTTAAATTCAATATCATCAACAGATAATGTATCGTCTTCAAATCTATTACGGAAATAAAGAATATGTTCCTTTTTATATGCTGCTTCATGTTCAGCATCGCCATAAATAAATCCGTGTGGTGTTGAGATAATTTTTCCTTCTAATGAAATTCCACCCCATTCACCGTCAACATGATTTTTAGCAACATTTACTTTATTCTCAAAACCATAATTAAGGTCACGTTTTTTACTTGTTGCACTTATTCTTCGAGTTCCATGAGTAATTATACCACCAAAATGATAAATAAGGCGTGAACTAAAAAACCATGCCTCACCACCCTTATGTTTAATTACTTTATTCATTGCATCGTACCAAACTTTCTGAACTGCAGCAACGGTGATAAAATATTCGCTATCAACTTTTCTACTATCAGGTACAGTATTATTTAGCATAGACATGAATGTTTTCTCATATGCGCCTGCGTTCCACTGGTTGTTGTCACTGTCATTTTTTTCCAATGCATTAACTGTTTTTGTACAATTTAACGTACCAATGGAGTCAATTGCAAACATAATATTGTATGGTAGATTCCCAGACTTTTGTTGGTCAATGAAATAATACATACATTTAGCCATATCTTCAATACTAGCTTCTTTTCTATCTTTATCGTTTGGTTTACCAAATTTTTCTAGTAAATACTTATTATTAATTAAAATGTAATCACCGTTCCAATCAAAACCCATCAAAGTCAAACGTTTATTACCAACATTAATATTATTTTCAGTATCGATAATAATTGGTAAATCACCCATTTTCTGAGCATTTACAATCGATTTCATAAGTGCCGTTGATTTACCGGTATTTGAATACCCACGAAATAAGGTTACGTAACCCCTTGGTAAACCAGGTAAACCAGTTGCTTCCTTTAGTCCATCATCGATTGGAATCCATTCGATAGGCTTTGATGGAACGTCTTCAGTTCCAGTTTTTTTCTTAAAATTGTCAAGACTAAAGTTCTTTTTAGGGGTAGGTTTTCTCACAGGTGAGTTCGCAGGAACTTCCTTTTCAATATTTTTAACCATGTTTTAAATTTTTTTAGTGAAAAGAAAGGGGAGTGAAAACTCCCCAATCTCAATTATTTTTCCCCAATATTAAAATGGGAGGTCATCATAATCACCAGTAGATGCTTCAGATGTGTCTTGAGCATCGGTTCTGTCCGGAGTATAATTTGTGTCCGGAGTATAAGTACTTTCCTGAACAGCAGGTGCTGATTTAATTGAAGTAAGTTCCTGTGCATCTTCCTTATATGACCCAACATTGTTTGAACTTATGTTGGTTATAGTTACGGGAGTGCCATCTTCATCAAGGTCGGAAGCATATTCGTAATTCTCGTCATCATCTGCATCTAGATTTGCAGTACGAGTATTTGCTTTTTCTTCCAAATCTGGACGACCAGGAAATACCCAACGTCTGTTGTTTGCATCGGTATCATCCCAATATGGAGTAGTACCTTTCACAACCATTTCAAGATATTCGAATGGTGTGATTCCCGGTGCTTTTTTAGGTAAAAATACCTGTCTCCAAGTAGTATCATCTTCAAGCCAATCATTCATAACAACAGGGTCAGTATGTAATGGTGACTTGCCACGAGTTGTGATTGCTGAAATTGTTTTATATGCATGTCCGTTCCATTCGGTATCAGCCATGATAATGTTCAAATCAGTACCATTTTTCGGGTCACAGAAACTTACACCATTCTGAGAATTGAAATCATCAAGAATTGGGTATAACTTATCAAGCGTACCCTGATTTTTGAAATTGTGTTTAAATCTCCAGAATTTAACACCGTCTTTTTCAGCACCTTTATCAACTCCTTTAACAATATAGAATTTTTTAGCTTCCCATTTGTTGGCTTCTGCGAAAATCTTCTTGTTTTTTTCGTTGATATCCAATTGCTTTTGGGTCATGTTTTCTTTCTTAATGAACTTGATAGAATTATCTTGTTCAGCAAGTTTTCTTTTTGCTTTTTCACAAAGAGGACATGGAGCAGGAATCATAATTGGTTTACCATTGCCATCCATTATTGGATTGCCTTGTGAGTCCAATTTTTTAACTCTTGGGTCATTGTGTGCCGGACAGTAAATTACTGTGTTGTGCTTGTTTTTACCACCACTAATGTTTGTAGTAACTACGTGGAAAAACACGTCAACGTGAAACTTGTCAGTTTTGTAAGGTAAAACCCTAAAAGTTTCTTTGGTTTTTCTTGGGACGAAATACTTGGCAAGTATTTCTTCTTTTGATTTGCGTTTGTTCTTTGTTTGATTGTTTTGATAATCAGAGAACGCCTTTCTGAAGCTTGATAAATCGCCACCTTGGGGATTCATCGTGTTTGCATTTTCATTTTCCATTTTTAAATAGATTAACAGTAAAATTATTTTTCAATTATAAATTGTGCTACAAATATAGCCTTCATATTACATAAATACAAGCCTTTTTAGAAAGTATTTATTTTTTTTCAGTTTTTTATTTTATTATCCCATCATTAACAATGGTGAATGAGATACTTTGTTTGTTCTCATAGTAACTACCATTTTTTAATCTGATTTGTAAATAATAATCTTGCGGTATCAACCATGATGTATCTAAATTGAACTCATAACCATTCGATGTACGGCTTGCCGGAGTAAATGGAATGATATTAATTTCATATTTACTACCTACAGTAGTATATAAACGGTATTCGATTTCCAATGGTAAGAAATTATTTTGATTTACATATAATTCTTTTATGGATAATCTAATTTTCTTTATTACACCTGCAATAATATTTTCTTTTTCGTTAATTCCCCAGAAATAGAAGAAATAATTTCTAAAATCAATCTGATTACTTAGATTAAACGTATAATATTTCTCCGATGATATTAAATAAAATGAATTTTCGCTTGTTACTTCCCTACCATTTATAGTTAAATTCCAAACATCTTTAAACAATACAGCATCTGGATAAGTTTGTGAATCAACATTTATGTTGATTTTATATATGCCCTTGGATACATTTACAATTGATGAACCGCTAAGTGTATCAATGAGATTATCTTCATAATCATAAATGTCTACACTATTAACGATGATATTTTGTGGGAAATTACCGATATTCACGTAAAGATATAAGTCATTATCTTTATCCATATAGAAATAATTTCTATCGTCCGTAATTTCGTCCGCAACTATTGTTTCAATAAATGGTTCGTAAAATGTATTGGTATGCTTTGCATGAAATGCTACTGCTTCACGATATTCAGTTTCTAATGCTTCAATGTGGTCCGGAAATTTAATTCCAAGTCCATATGATTCTCCACTATATGCACTTGTACCCGTATATCCAGTTCCAAAAAGTCTTTGATTAATATAATCGGTAATATCAATGTCGATACTTTCGTTACCAGCTTCAAAATTTTGACTACCAATTATTTCTGTAACACCACTAATATATGCGCCGTCAACTGTCCATCTAGTTCCTGTAGTCCTTGCAGTCCAATTCGCAGCTTGTTCTACTATCGTTGGTAATGGTTGGTCTACAAATAAATCTTGTTTATTTGAATATGTGAAATCATAACCAGCACCTTCACTCCAAGATTCGTTAATATTGAAAAGGTCTAAACTAAAACTACTTGCTCTATTAATACCCATACTATATGATTTTCTACCGATATATTGGGGTGCATATGTAATGGTATTGGTCATATGTAATACGTGCTTAACAATTCTATTGGGATTTATTAGTCCCTGTGAAATTCTATCACGCAAACCATCAAGGTTAACATCGAAAATGAATCTACTAACCTGTGCATCGAAAGTACCATATGATATTTCCGTAACAGGGTTCTGACTGTTATTCGATAGATTGCTTTGAATTAATGTATCGTTTTTTAAGAAATATGACCTATAAATTCCCATTTGCTTTTCTATATAAATACCTACCAAACTAAAAAGGACTACTTGTTTGTAGTCCTTTTATATTTATTATTTTTCGACATCTTTGAATCGTTGCCAAAGTTTAAAATACTCTTCTTTATCGTTGTCCCCTAGAGTATTAAAATCCTTTTTACTGTATTCACTATATTTATTTAATGAATCGCCATCATCCTGAGTAGTATCTGTTGAACCAACCATCTGAACTTCATTTTTAAGTCCACGTTTAGATAATATTCTCTGTGCTTCTTCCTTACTCATACCACCCATAACATTTGCCATTGCTCCCGGCATTTTCATGGTTTTCTTAGCAATTTGAATCTGATGCCATGTCGGTGGGTCGTTCTGTTCCAAATCATTTGATTCATCAATACCAAATGATTTTTCAACATTCCTTATCCCTTGTTTTTCAAAACTTAATTTATCTACAGGTAAATTTGAATCATCAACTAAACCATTAACTTTAATTTTACTCATTCTATGTGAAGTTGTTGGTTTTCCCATTTCATCTGTATCGTACAATACGCCATCTTTTTCAGCATAAATAATATTTGTGTCATCCTTATCATGATAAAGTCTAAAACCCCTTTTATCTCTTTGCGTTTGGATAGGTACTAAACTAATATTACGTTTCTTTTCATCAAAGAAATCAAGTTCTTCATTCACATCACTTTCCTCTACTTCATCACCAACATTATGAGGTTTATAACCAAGTAGAATATCTGTACTTTCTTTATCTTCATCACCATTAGGAACATTCATACCTATTGAAACATTTCCATCGGCATCTTCACCACTAGTATCACTACTTGCACCAAATTGTGCAGAATCTTCAGGATTATCCTTCTGTGTATAATATTCAGGGTCTTCTGAAAGATGGTCTAATACTATTTCAATTGCCTGTAATGGGTCGCTTGCATGTTCTTTCTCAACTTCTAAACCCATTAATACTTGGTTAGCATCGAATTCTAATGGTGATTTACCGTCACCTTTCCCACCTACAAGAACTTCACCCTGTTCTTCTTTATCCTGTGCTAATTGTTCTAAATCATTAGTACCATCCATTTCACCTTGCGGTGCATTTACTTCGGGAGCATCTGTCAACTCAGGATTTTCTTCCGGAGTTAATTCGTCTTCAGTTAAATTAACCGTTGTGGTTATTTTTCTTTTTTTCTTCGGATAATGTTTTTTTGGTTTAAAACTTTTACCAATTGGGTCTGGATAATCGCTCTTTTCAGCATCCTCACTTAAATATTTATCCGCAAAATTCGGATATGTGCGTTTACCTACCATATGGTCGCCTGCAGCTTTTTCAACCTTTGCTTCCGGAAACATTCTCTGAATTTCAGCCATGATTTCTGGAATCGTTGGCGTATTATTTGGATTCTTTGCACTTAAACTCTCATATGCACTCATAACCACTTCTTCCTTATAATCAGATATTTTTTTACGTGGTTTTGCTTTTATTGTATTATTACTATTATAACCCTGTTCATAACCATCTTCATAGTCATCTTCATTCATTCGAACCGATTTTTTCTCAAAATCATTCACTATTTTCTCCTGAATCATTTTTCTGAATTTATCTCTTCCAACAGTTTGTAAAGTAATTCCTTCACCCTGAAGTTGAGCCATCGCCCAGCTTATTGCATCACGCTTTTCCTCACTTGTAAATAATTTTTCGTATTGTTGTTGAGGAACGCTATCAACATCTACATTAACTTGACTATTCTTACCTTCTTCGAATGAACTTGCTCCCATAATAGGTAATTTCATTGCAGGTTTAACTTCTTGGAGTTCGTCTTGTCCAACTGCCCTATCTAATTTCTTTTTTACTATGCTTACTATTTTTAATGCATTACCATAATTTTTATTTATTAATGCACCATACATTTTACCCTCAAATCTAATAATAAGTTTATATTTATCATTACCTTGAGTTTCAATATCAACTAATTCTGCACCAATTTCTTTCCACAATGATTGTCTCAATATATATTGGTTTGTTACTCCCATATCTGCAGCTTTAGGAAATAATGGTTTTGCACCCGCAGTTCCCGGAGTACGAATTATTGAATTAATATCTTCTTGAATAAATTTATCTAATTGTGGAGACTTTACCCTTAATTTTGGATTGGTTGGCTTTTCATCTACATATGCTTTTCCGGTTTGCATTCTTTCACTGCCACCACCATATGGATAACTATTTTTCTTAATAGCATCAATTACTTTAATTGCTTCCTGTAGTTCATCGGAAGATTCTAGTTCATCAGATGTTTGTAATTCATCTGCCGATGATGTTTCAGGTCCTTTAACATCAATAAATTTTTCAATAACATTAAATAAATCGTCAGAATTTTGCTGATTGAATTCACGTAATGCACTTTCATCTAAATCGAAGGTAAATGTTCCGTCAGCATTTTTATATTCAAATCCCATAAGATTAACCGTTTCGACATTATAAACACCTTCTTGGTCACCATCAGCATATTTTACAGTAAAATTAAATCTATATTGATTTCTACTTGCATCAACACCATTTATTTCAATGTTACTTTCATTATCGGTCATTGAAACTGTTGTATTGTTTCCACCACCGTTCATAATTGATAGTTCACCGGTCTTCAGTGCTTCGAATCCCTGAGATAATATCATATTGTTGTCAACGCTACCCAAACCATCAAAATTTTCATTTAATTTGATACCGTTAACTCTTTCCATCATTTCTACAAATCTCTGTTTACTGCCAATGGTTGTTATTACTTTCATGTCTTTTGTGTTTTTATTCAAATATTTTAGGATTAAGCTGACCAAATTCTCTTAACAGTACTCCTGCCATAGAATTGGCTTCATTTTCATGCTCACTACCCGTTTTTCCGGATTCCGGAGTTAATACACCTTTTAAATCTTGGGTATAATGCACTAATTCGTGTCCAAGTGTCCTTAGCGAATCAGCTAAATTTCTATTAGTTATTATTAGTAATATGCTATATTCTCCCGGCATATAACCACCAAAGGATTTCATTTCGCCTGCATGACCTTCTTTATCAGATAATTCAATGTCAGGTAAATTTTCTTCAAATCCTAGTTTTTTTGCAACGAATTCAACAAATTCTTCGATAATTTCTTTTCTATCATCAATTGGTAGTACGGCTTCGGTTAATATTGCTTTCTTTTTAGTGACTTCGGTAATTATATTTTTAGATTCGAGACCACCAACTCTTTGCATCATTTCAAAAAGTCTTTCCTTACTACCATATGAATTATTTACTCTCATTAATTAAAATCGTTAAAACTGTTTTGAACATCAATTTTTGATTGCTGTGGCAAATCATCAAAATCTGCAATAAAAGTACCGTCAGGTAATTCTCTTACACCCTTTTCATTTTCTTGTCCACGTTTTTCATTGAACCAATTTCCAGACCAAAAATCGTTAAGATTGAAATAATACGGATAACTTACGTTTTTCTTACTCATAAGTTTCTCGGTATTAGTTGGTTCACGAACTTCTTCTACATCAGCATTTAACGCTTCAAATTTAGAATTTAAACCCTGAACTGTAGAATTAAGACCTTCTAATTGGTCATGAATGCTTTTCATCGCTTCGATATTGTGCTTGATAATTTCGTTCTGAATATCATCAACTTCAGCACCTGCTTGAGGATTTACACCACCCATATCGTTACCAGTAACACCATCAACGCTATTGATATCTCCACCCATACCATCGTCTGCAGGACCCTCTGCGGGTGGTGCATCTGCCGGAGCTGGTGGTGGAACTTCGCCTGCAGGTGGATTACCTTCAGGTGCTGGTGCTGGAGGGGCACCAGGTGCTTGTAAACCAACGGGTTGGTCATTTGTCGGCTCAGGTGGTGGTGTACCACTGCCTGGAACAGGGGGAATTTCTTCACCTGCTTCGTTAGTCAATTGTGGAACTTCATCAAATTCCTCATTAGTACTATCATAGGGGCGATACTTTGCCGATTCGTTTATTTTATAATCAACACGATGTTTAAACTTTCTGAGTTGTTCCTCAATAAGTTTACTCTTGTTACTATTTTCCATTTAATAAATGTATTAATACTGTTCTCTTAATAATTGACGACCATCTTCTGTAACAAAAATCTTGTCTACACGTTCAATTAGCCCGGTTTTAGAATTTAAAATTTCTTTTTTTGAACTCTTAACTTTGTCATCAAATGCCTGTACTTTTTCATCTTCTGATAAAAAGGCATCTAACTGTTTGTTTAAATTATTTCCCATTTCTTATTTATTTAAAATAAAAATTATTTATTTATCATAAATACTAAGGAATTATCTAAATTACATTTAAAATCGAAAGATTCTGATTCTCTATAACTATAGAGTAATGATATACCTTTTAAGGTGAGCGAAATTTGGAAAGATTTTATAGTACTTTTGATATGTTAAGCCTTCAAAATCTATGGTCGTTGAAGTACTTCTTTCTTGAATTCTGCTAAGTATTTCATCAACACTGAACTGAAAGAATTCAAACATTTTTAAATTTATTGACCAAATTTTATTTTCAGATAACACATAGAGCATTTCATCTTTATATTGATATGTTGCATCAATATCCGGTGATAATATTAAAAGCAATTCTTCTATATCTTGTATGCCGAAAAAAACTGGGTCTAGATTGGTAAAGACATATTTGGGTAGAAAATAGAACTGTGGAACTAAATTAATGAAATTTGAAACCCCTTTAACATGAGACGTTTTACTTTCTTCATAGCTTAATTCCCAATATAACTCATTACTTATTATTCTTTTCTTTAGAATATCAGCGTTTTTAATAATTGGGTTTTCCGGATTACACGATTTCATGAAAGACCAACCCACATAGAGGGTGGGCAAAGTCTTATCGACTTTATCATACTCCTGCGGTCCTTTAAAATAATTTACATATTCGACTTCCGTATGATTAACCAACTCGTTTTCGTAAATTATGTTAGCGATTTTCATATATTAATTATTTCAAATTTTTCAATATTTGATAAATATTTCTTGCCGAATGTCCATCACCAAATGGACAATTAAATTCAATTTCATAATCATCAATATGGTCATTAAATATCTTATGTAATACCATTGGTGATTCTACCATAAACGTACTTTGCCCAATTGCCTCTGGTCTTTCAGTAATAATTCTGCAAGTTAAACATTTTTTATTAAAAAAACTACTTTCTTCTTGCCCTTAACGTTCTTTAATAAATGTCTATGTTTTTGTACATTAGGGTTTGGATGTATTGGTAAAATAAATTCGTATTGTGGAAATTGTTCTGCCAATTTATTTATTTCAATAAACCACAGGTCAAGCCAATGATGATTTTCACGCCTATGTAGTGTAATTAGTATCTTATCTGTATATTCACAATTTTTCTTATATGGGTATAGGTTATCTAAAACAGTGTTTCCAACAACGTAAATATTATCATGAATAATTTTTTCAAACCATAAATTATTTCTATTAGCTTCTGTTGGGCATAAATGAATATCGGCTATTTGCGATATTAACTTCCGATTAATTTCTTCCGGATATGGATTTTTTCTATCATATGTTCGAAGTCCAGCTTCTAAGTGAATTACTTTAATTCCATGATGGAATGCGGTAAGTGCAACTGCCATTGCTGAAGTTGTATCACCTTGGACTAAAACATGCGTAATTCCATCAAGAGCACCTTTTGTTATTGAGAAAAAATCGAGTATCGATGCCACAATAGCATCTAATCTATTTCCATCTACAAATTCGTGAATATTAATTGTGAAATCTGGATGTAACTCTTTTAACAAATCCCTATGTTGTCCAGTAAATAGTGTTTTATATGGATAATTATTAATATCAAACTCATGAATTAGTGACTTGAGTTTAATATATTCTGGTCGTGTTCCGTATGCTAGTAGTATCATTTTTTTATTTATTTTTTGGTGTACATAATATATACCCCTCATCATCATAAATTCTTTGAATATCGTGAGTTTCACCTAGCAAATCAAAAATAAAATCAATTCCACCTTGTCCAGAATCAATAACTTTAGACCACTCACCCTTTTGAAAATTACCTGTTTCATATATTCTCAAATCATCTATAATAAAGACATCATTTAATGTATTTTTATTATCAATAATAATTTTCAATTCTTCTTCCAATGGTATTAGTAATTCCTTATCTTTTGTATAATCACTTGATATTGATATATCATAGAAATTTGGTAAGTG